CGTCGGGCAGGTTAAACAGCTCAAGTGTCTCAGCCAAGCAAAACTCGCCGGACTGAAGCATGAACGGGTCATCTTCTGTTTTGTCCGCGATGTTGATACGCACTAAGTCAGGGCTGTAAATGCTCTCAACCATCAAATAATCACCCAGCCGCAAGTCCAGGCTGGCTGGATTCAGCAGCTCCTCATCGAATGGGACGACCATTTGGCTCTTCCGACACCGAGCCGAGATCTCCCAATCACACAGAACCGCCACGCTTCAAGATCAAAGCGTAACTCTAGTCGCTTACAAGGATTATCCAACCTGTGCCTGGACCTTCAGCTTGCCAACGCTGGTAAAACGCAGCTTGTCTCACTCGAACGTTACGCCCCAGATGCGGATTGCTGTGCCCACCCTTCTCCATTTCGGGGTAGCCGCGAGGGTCTTGAATAATCCACTCTGGATCGTTGCTGTTCTTGCCCGCATACCCGCTTATCACAACCCAATGCCCGCATCCCAAGCCGTTGCACATAGGTGGCTCGCCGCGCAGCATGTTGCCTGCACTCAAGTATCCGGCGAGAACAGGCCTTCCCGCCTCAAGCTCTCGCTCCACTATGTCGGCGTCACCGTCTTTGCGGAACTCAGCTTTCAAGCCAAGTGTTCCTAAGGCTAAGAGCTGCGCGTCAACTGAAGTCGTATCGCCGAACTGAGCGCGGATCTCGTTGTATTCATCATCTGTTTTGACCTTCTTGTAATACGCTGCCACCATCGCAGCTGCTGAGCTGAAGCACTCGCGGTATCCTGTTCCAGTTTTGTTGTCGAGTTGTTTGAAGTAAGGCATGTAGATCTCTTGGTCGTAGCCACTTGCCTTCCAAGCGGTAAACCAGTCGCTGTCCTCCTCCAATAAGCTCTTTGGCACTGACTCCTCAAGTTGTTTAATTGCAGCCAGCTGGTGGGGCGTACCACGGAAAAACTGGAAGAACGGCAGTAGGGCAAGACCCATGGCCAGCAATAGCAAGGTCAGTTGGATGATGCCGGACACTGCTTACTTTTCAATCCTTGTGTCAGGCAACAACAAATCCTTTAGGTGCTTGACCGCAAGATCATCCAAATCGTTGTCGGTGCGAGTGACGATCCGCTCCAGCATCGCAATGATCAGCTCCTTGAACGCTCTGGAGCGCCACATCGTCATGATCACCGGTTTAAGAACTAGAAGCATTGGATTGACCTAGTTACCCTGTAACGGTAGCTCTGTTGCGTCATGGCCACCAATCCTGAAGAGCAGCACGAAAAAGAAGGCATCTGCGTTGCTGATGTTGTCAAATGCGCTGTTCTCACCTGGAGCGCCACACTCTTGACCGTTTCATACCTTGGGATCTATCCCCAGATGAAGATGGACAATACTTTCGTGGCTTCGCTCCTAACCGGCGCAATGGCCTCTTTCGGCATCGAACGCAAGGCCAATGGCAATGGAAATAAGAAGCCAGCTATCGTGGACAACAAAGATTCCAAGGCTGGCATCAAATGAAGCGTCTTGCTATTGCACTGGGGCTTTCATTGCTTGCAGCGCCTGCTGCTAAAGCCGACTTGACTCATAAAATCATGTCCAGTATTTCCTTGCAGGTAGGAGGCGCAGTCACGACCGCAACTCGTCAAGGATCTTCGTTCCAAATCAGCGGTAGCGGTGTGGACAGCACTGACGGCACCACAGCAAATACGATTTCAGCTGGAACGATTACAAGCGGTGTGTATTCACCTGGCACAATTGCAGTGACGCAGGACACACCTGGCGAGGCTTTTTCGTTTAGCCAGAGTTATACACAAGCCGATGTGATTCCTACGTCTGCAGTGACAACTGGCGATGCTGCAAACTTTGGCAGTGTAATTTCGACAGCTGCTGGCACCGCTGGATCCTTGGCTGGCACCATTGCTTCAGACGGAACAATGACGATTACTGCGGGTTCAGGGAACACTCTTGCGATAGGACAGCTAACCACTGAGCTGACTATCAAGTAAATGTGGCCAGGTTTTTGGATTACTTGGGGCGTGCTCTGCGTTATTGCGCTGTCAGCTCCAGAAGCTAAATCGATTCCAGTGGTTCCATCGTTCTCTCAAGGGCAACTCAGGTCATCGACAACGACAAAGACCAAAGTCAACGAGGTGATCAACTCCTATCGGTATCGGACTGGTTACGAACTGACTGTGACTGGAACGAACATAGCTCCGGAAAACGATGCTCCTATTGCTCCAATGAGTTTGATCACAACGACCAACACTCTCGACGGTGTTACCAGTGTGTGGCGTGGACTTGACCCAGCGTCAAAGCCATCGTGGAAAATCGTCAATGAAGCAGCTACTTTCAGCTTTTCTGAAACGCTGCAAGGACCAGGGCTGATAGAGCACACAATCATCACTCGCGAAACAGATATAGAGTCGCTGAATGAAACGTTGAGCACGTTTACGGAATGAAGCGAGTCATAGCAGCGCTTTTGCTGTTTTCCGCTCCGGTGCAGGCTCAGGTATCAAGCACTGCAGCTCCGGTGGCAAATAGTTCAGGAAGTGTGACGAATCAGGCAGTACAAGTAGTGCCAAGCAGGCAATTTACGAATACATATGGAGGAGGTATTAGCTGCCAGGGTGCAACCCTAAGCATTAATCCGTTCATCAGCAGTACCACTGGCTGGTCAAAACCATACGAGGCTTACTATGACGAACCGGTTTATGACAATCTCGATATCACTGGCGCGTTTGATTCGGAAGGTAATGCCATCCCCGATGGCAGGCCCGATAATCCGGGCAATGTCCTTTTTTATCGTCCAGTACGAACGGGACAAAAATCGAATTTCTCGATTAATAGCGGTATCACTGCCACCTTTTCAATACCGCTCGATCGACATCACGTCAGGGCTTGCAGGGCCGCTGCCGAAAAGCAAGTGGCACTTCTAGACGCAAAGATTGCTCACGAGCGTATGGTCTACGAGATCAAGCGTCTCAAGAATTGCTCTGACCTGATGAAGGATGGAGTCATGTTCCATCCAGACAGCCCTTACGCAAGCATCTGTGCTGATGTCGTCTTAGTCAATCCGCCAGGCACGCTTCCGCCCCACACACACTCAATTCCTACTTCCGCAAAGACCGCTGATACTTCCGCCGTTCCAATACCGATTCCAGTGGAACCTTTTTCCCCAGCTTCTCCTTGATCTTTTTTACTGCCTTTTTGACGACGGGCTTGACCGCCTTTAATGCAAAATCACCTAATGGTTTTGCGATGATGGCACTGGTTGTCGCCACTGTCGCAACGACCGCAGTTGACGTGACAAGACCTGGAGCAGGTAGATAGTTGCCGATAATCGCTGGTACGTCCAACGGTTTGAGCTGTGGTTCACACCTGCCATCCACCATCTTGTAACCAATGATGACAGCGGTTTGAGTTTTGTTCTTTGCTCCTAAAGGAATTGCGTCAGGAGGAGGGCATGGCAATTCTGGCTTTACACTGGGCGTGTCAGCTGCAAGCTGCGCGGCGGACGGGGTTGCAACTGCCGGCTGTTTCAGCTCAGCCGGTTTTTCTTCCGCTGGTCTTGGTGGACCTGTCACTCTTTGCGAGTGCTGGCCAGGCGTGAAGTCCAGAGGTTCATAGTGCGGAATCTCACCACCGGGCATGTCTGCGACAGGAAAGCCCAGCATCAACGTGACTGGTGGTTCTGATGGCAACCTTGGCGGCGGAATGATTTGACGCTCTGGGATTTCTGGCACGCCTATCCTTCCAACACGAATCTCTGGAATCTCTGGCATGAAAACAGGCGAACGGTTTACAGCAGGTCAGCTCTGGATTGAACGTAACCGTAGGCGTGAAGGGCCGCCTGTTGTTTACACCGTATTGTGCGGCAAATCTGCCAGACCATTTACTGATCCAAAAGCCATCCTCAAATGGGTCAAGTGGCCAAAAGGCACGCTAACTGGTGATGCGTTGCGCGAATGGCTAGCTTCGTTTGACCAAAAACCAGAAGCAGCCGCGCCAGAACCTGACTTTGCTGAACGGATCAAGGCGGAAGGCTTTGGGCCTGAAGCTCATGACGATGATCCAACTGCCAACACTAAAATGGTGACTTGATCGCTGGACCAGTTTCAGTCGGCAGCTTTGGTATCTCAGGGATTTCTGGAACGGGCACCTGATCCAGGACTGCCTTGGTCAGCTCAGTCTTCAGATCGCTGATGTACTTCTTGGTCAGCGATGGGATGCGCGAGTAGAACACTACCGTTCCAGCAACCAGCGCTCCAGACATCACAAAGGCTGAAACAGCCATCAGGTTGAAAACTTTTTGCATGAGCCTCTACACGCACTCATCCATGGTACGGCGCTCGTAATATCGCTTTAGCTTTTCACACTCTCTGGCTTTGGCGGGCTGTCCCCAGTAATCAAACACCTTTGCCCGTGCTGCCTCGTAGCGAATGGCAGTTGGCAATAGCTCCGTTGGGATACGGCTGCCTGGTGGCGAGAACCTGCTGCCGTTTAATTTGACGCTCATGGGTCAAGTGCAGAGAAAACCCCCCGGTGTGAGGAGCGGGGGGTTATAGAGCAAAAGTTACTCAGAACTTGTACTTGCCGCCAACCTTAAGGCCATAGCCAGCGTCAACGTCCTCAAACTTGGCGACAGAAACCTCGCCGTAAACACCAAAGGATTCGGAGACATCGGCTCCAATGCCCATCTTGCCGGAGAAGCCAACCTCAGCATCGCCGCCATCAGGCTGGGCATAAGCAGGGCCGCCTTGGATGTAAAGGCCACCCTTCTCGTAACCCACATGCCCCTCAAGAATTGACCCGGTGAAGTCCGAGCCGCTCCAACCTGCATTAAATTCCGGATTCAGGTAGAAGCCGTCGGCTTGAGCAGGAGATGCCAGCGCAGCTGCTGAAACGGCGACACCACTCGCAATGAGAAGTTTGATCATTTGGAAGAGAACTAACGTTTTCCTTGGCCACGATACTTCTTTCGTCCATGGGACGGTTTAGAATGTGATCCATCACCTTGACGTGTCTTTTTAGGCTTGCTAGGGACAAAATTTTGCCCGCTCAATGATTTAGCCATCAGCCACGAAACTGTTGGTACTTCTGAGCCAAGCCGGTATAGACGCCGTGCATTTTGTGGTCAACATTGTCGCGACCGTCATACACATACAGCTCATTGAGCCATTTGACGCGGTTGCTCATCGCTTCCACGTCTTCCGCACCAGGCTTGCTTGGGATCATCGGATCAGGCCGTTCCATCACCAAGGAGTTCCAGTGCCCTTGGTCGGAGTGCGCTGCTCATCAATCTGTGCCTGGAGCGCAGCTTCGATTTCAGCAACCTTTTCTGCACCACCAAGCTTGTCTTGCGCCCAGCCGATGCAAGTGTCAGCCGTCAAATTTCCATAAGCGATAACGTCATCACCTTCAGCAGGTGCATCAAGACCGATGCTGCCATAAGCCCCAGAAGAATAGGTGCCGTCGCTTGCGCTCACTGAATAGTGAACAACCGAAACGATGCCGTCAGCAACGGTACGTTCCAGAGTGTTGACGGTCCAGGTGAACGTGGTGGTTGGGGTAGACATTGGAAGTGTCGTGATGGAGAAAGTTTAAACGCTGATTAGCAAGCCATCAGCACACAGGGCACACAGTAGCTGCCATCAGAGTAAGTCTCTGAAACCGTGGTACTTGTCACCTTAGCAATCGTCTTAGAACGCACAATGTCATCGTCCTGAGCTTTTGCCGTTCCATCACCAGCAGACATCAGAAGATCACCGCGAGCAACTGTTGTTCCCTGTGCAATACGGATGACAAAATCACCTGTCATTGCACAGTAGAAGTCATTGGTATAGACCTGATCATCGTCGTCCCAGGCTTGAAATACGCCAGAGACATTACGGTCTCCTTCGACATCACTTACTTTCATGCGGTTAAGTTGTTCGTTGTCCTCTTCTCCCCATTCGCACATTTCATCAAGGTTGCTAAGGACAGTTCCACGAAGAATCTCTGTGCGCTCTGCACCGCCTGCGAGTTGTGACCAACGTGCAAGATGACCACCTGTAAGAGAAACAGTGGTGTTATTTACACCAATTGCACCCTCTTGTGTTCCATCTTGAAAGAATTTGACTATATCGCCATCGTTAGTCGTTCTGTTGAGTTTCAACACTGCCGCGTCAGAAGCAGCACCGCTTATTTCGTTTGGCTTAAGCCTGATTCGGTCGACACCGCTGCCCGCAGTGTGAGGAACACCCACTGACGAACCAATAAATATTTTTCCTTCCGAGTCAATCCTCATCCTTTCCGTTGGAGAGGACGCCCCATCCGCGCAGGTGGAGAACACTAGGCGTCCCGGCATATCGTTTGCGCCAGGTGTGCCGTCTACTTGTCCTCTGATTTGTGCGGCTTCAACAAATTGTCCTCCGTCAGATCCTTGGAATGATAAGTATCCGAGATGATCACCATCCTGAACAATCGTATTGCTTCCAACTGCAGTCCCACGGGATTTGGCAAGCAGAAAAACTGGAACAGTGTTTGCGTCATTTACATTACGGATTGCAGCAATTATGCTGCCTTCTCCTGTGTCTTCTGCCTGAATACCTGCCGTAACTGTAGTTGTATTAAAGAAATTAGTACGCGCACTAGACGTACCAACCAACAGCCGCCCTGAGCTGTCAATACGCACGGCTTCTGCGTTAGCAGTATGAAGTGCCATAAAGTCGCCGCTGTGGCCGTACATAATTCTTCCAGCTCTTTTTTCAGCGTTACTGCTAGTTCCATCAGCAAAATGGATGGCTCCAAAGGGAGTACCACCACCACTTCTGATAGTGATGCCGGTATTTCCTGACTCATCAGCTACAAGTAAATTTTGAGCGGCTGAATCGTAGGAACTATTGTTACTTGCTCCAATGCCAACTCTGCCCGAGCTGTCGATAGTCATCGCTTCTGCACCATCGCCAGTGTTAAAGCGCAGTTTTGCCCCGGATTTATCAGGGCCGATCATCATCTGATTAGCATCATCGTTCCAGCGGATAGCTGCTCCCACAGAATCGTTAGGAGTACCAAAGAAGATTGCTGAATTGTTATTACCAGTTGCCGTAAGAATGCTGATGCCACAATCGCCATTGTTTTCAACAACTAAATCGTTGGCGGCAGCACTAGCAGTTACTGAACCGGCTGAATTCGTGTGGACGTGAAGCGTGCCATCGGGGCTGGTTGTGCCAACACCGACTCTGCCGTTGTTTGGGGCTAAAGCCAGGTTGTATGACGTACCAGTGCCATGACCTTGAATCGCTGGGCAGCCATTGCTTTGGCCGATAGCGACAAAAGCAGTACCGCTTTGGAAGTTTACGTCATAGCTACTTGCACCTGGTGTTGTTCCTGTGTAATCGCGAGTGCCATTTGTGTGAAATACCGATAGAGGCCCTGAAGTGCCGATACCAACATTACCCCCAGGCTTGATACGCATTCTTTCAGAGCCTTCCGTTACAAATTTGATATAACCGCCCGTGCCACCTAACTGACCCAACTCCATAACTGAGTTGTTATTTAGCTGGAAAATGCGAAACACATTTGCAGCAGAAATATCAATAGTTGCGCCAGTTGATGTTTTGTCCGGGTTATAAAGTGTTATTTGACCACCTTCACCGCCTGTATTTTCAGGCCTAATTACAACATCCCCTTCATGCGAGACGTTACCAATCGTGTGTAATTTGGCAGTGGGATTTGTCGTTCCAATGCCGACGTTACCCGAGCTGTCGATACGCATCCGCTCGGTGCCGTTAATACTGAATTGGTGACGAGTGCCATTGATGTTCATATCAAAGCCACCGCCATCGCCAAACTGAACGTTTCCATTAACGTCTAGTTTTGC